GGCGATATGCTTGCTCGTCATGGCGATTACATCATTAGGGGGGTTAAAGGTGAGTTCTATCCCTGCAAATCGGATATCTTTGAATTGACTTATGAATCAGTAGGAACACCAGCATGAAGATATTCCGGCTTTGGAAGGTGACGTATTGGGATAAGGACAGCCACGTCGTTGGCGGGTACACTTACAGGACGCGCACTGATGAGCCGTATCGGGTTGTGGAATCTATCCTTTCTGTAGACAGCTTCACTCATAAATCCAAACCAGTCACCCTCATGCAGTGGATTCGGGGAGAGTGGTGATGGGATATAAGGCAATCATCCAAGGCTCATACGCCATGTTGAAATTCATCCCCACCCGCAGCGTAGTGCAGATCATCATTGAGGCGGATATCACGCAGGCGCAGCATATCATCGATGTGTTGGGTACGCCTAATCCGGCTAGCGAGTGTCCGGTGGGGCTAGTGAGATTGGTGGAGGATTCAAATGAACAATTATCCTGAAATGAAATACCTAGCACCAAGTTTTTTGGAATTTTCTGCCCTGCAAGATGCTATCGAGCATATACGGGCGGTGGTGCCAAATAATTTCAACACAAAATACACGCCCGTCAAAGTTGGAAAAAAATTGGTGTGGCAGGATGAGGCAGGAGATTTCTGGACATGTGATGTTACCCCCAAATGGATTCAGATGCTTCCGTCATGGATAAATGTTGAATGGGGTGCGTGGGGAAAAGAACAGATAAATCTAAATGATATTGCATTATCAATAACAAAAGAGTAACATACACCGACACGGCTAGGCTGATCCCCGAACCTCCACCCGCATGGAATGCCGTGTTTTTAAATTGCGGAACGCACTTGGCGGAAGTGTCTAACAATGGAGACACCATGCCTGCTGATAAAACAGAACTATTCGCACAAGCCACACAATTAGGGCTTAATCCCAAAGAAGGAACGCCAGCGCATATTCTACAGCGCATGATTAACAAGGCGAACAATGCCGCAGAACAAGACATTCCAGAAATTGAACCATCAGATGATGATGCAAAGACCGCCTCGATCATTGTGGGCGATGTACTTAAAAAAGAAGTAAATCTCGCAGAAGAAACAAATATCGCATTTGCCCCTAAACCAGAATTCGATGCAGCCATAGAAGCTGACATCCGCAAGCGTATTGCAGCACAAATGCGAGAAGATGAAATCCGCAAAGAGTTACAGGCCGAAGCAGCATTAGAGCGCAAGAAAAATAGAGAGCTGAAGAAATACGATATCCCATACGACCTGATGGAAATGAAAAAACAGGCCGAAGCCATCCTTGGCACCCGCGGGAAGATTATCCTGCGCCCAGACCAAGGCACTGCCATCATCCAAGTGGGCGGCTATGCAGAAACAATCAACCTCACATCAGAGAAGCGCATCATCCTGCGCCAATGCCAACATGCACTCACATTGCGCTCGGTCAAAACTAAGATCAACGACCTTGGCCAGTTGCAAGAGACGTTGGATATCAATGAGATGCGGGTTTAGGCCATGCGAGATAGCGATTATATCTGGATGGATGACAGGGCAGAAGGCGAACACAATATGACCGTTCATGAATCGCGCAAGCCTCGCCCATGCGTTGTCTACGACTCTGAGGGCAATCCGTACTCTAAGCCAAGGACTCCAATGGGCTTCGCTATACAAGCAAAGAGTAGCAGATATGGCGAGAGGGTCTAAGCCGGGGGAGCATCGGGGAGGAAGAAAGAGGGGGGTCCCCAACAAAGACAAGCAAGAGGTCGTTGCCAAGGCGCAAGAGATTGGCGTGCTGCCTCTGGATTACATGCTCATGGCCACCAAGCGGCTATGGGAAGAAGGCGATATTACAGCGGCGGGTGATATGGCGAGCAAGGCAGCCCCGTACATCCACCGTAAAATGCCACAGGCTATTGAACAGAAAGACACAACGCACGAATCATGGGAGCAGTTACTTGACCGAGTTGAACGAGAAAAAGCTGAGCTTGGCAAGCAATCTGGTAAGTGACTTTCCGTACTATGCCAGCACATGCCTGAAGATTCGCACCAAGAGCGGGGGCATTGAGCCGTTTGCCCTGAACGCAGCACAGCGCCACCTGAATGCCATTGCAGAGTAGCAATTAGCCACGCGCGGCTATGTTCGCATCATTGGCCTCAAGGGGCGGCAACAAGGCTTCTCTTCTTTCGTACAAGGCCGCATCTTTTGGAAAACCACCACGGCCAAGGGAAAGCGCGCATTCATTCTAACGCATGATGGCGAGGCGACTAAATCCCTGTTCGAGATGGCTGAACGCTACTACACCAACTGCCCGACACAACTGCGCCCTGCGCTTGGTGCATCCAACACGAAAGAGATGGAGTTCCCAAACCTCGACTCAGGCTATCGCATTGGTACAGCAGGCAACAAGGAAACAGGACGCTCACAGACATTGCAATACCTGCACGGATCAGAGGTGGCATTCTGGCAGAACGCGGCACGCCTTACGCGCGGATTGCAGCAGGCAGTTCCATCAGGCTCAGACGCGGTAGGCACAGAGATATGGTACGAATCCACCAGTGATGGTCCCAACAATCACTTCCATTCCGAGTGGCTTAAGGCAATCAACAAAGAATCAGACTTCGAGGCCGTGTTCATCCCATGGTTTTGGCAGGATGAGTATGTTGATGCGTGGGACGGCAAGTGGGCTCGCGATGCAGAGGAAGAGCGGCTATCTGTTCAATTCGGTCTATCTGATGAGCAGCTTGCATGGCGCAGGAAGAAGATACGCGAATTAGGCGGCGTAGACCAGACAGGCCTTGTGTCCATCTCGCTAGGTACGGACGCATTCAAGCGTGAATACCCGAACAGCCCGGAGGAAGCATTCGCAATGCCATCCGGCGCTGAGTTCAAGGCTGAAGATGTGCGCTATTACGATAAGCAGCTCACCGGCACAGGCATGAACATCTACATCCTCGTTGACCCGGCAGGCAAGGCAACAGAGGCAGAGCGCCAAGCTAAATCAGACTTCACCGCTATCGTGGTGATTGGCCTCGCATCCGATAAGAATTACTACGTTCTCGATATTGTGCGTGACCGCCTCAATCCTACTGCGCGCGTGGATAAGGTGATGGAAGTACACCGCAAATGGGCAGGCTCATCAGGTAAGTCACCCACTGTTGGCTATGAATCATACGGCATTCAATCAGATCTGCATTACCTGCGGAAGGCTATGGACGAGCAAACCTATCGTTTCCGTGTGGTGGAACTTGGCGGCATTCGTTCTAAGACTGAGCGCATTCGCCGCATGATTCCGGTGCTGGAGAACAACCTGCTCTATATCCCAAAGGTGCTGAACTACAAGACCAGTTCCGGCGTGAACATGGATTTAATACACGACTTCCTGAACAATGAGCTTCTCGTATTCCCTCACCCCAAGCACGATGATGTATTGGACGCAATGAGCCGGATTATGGATGAGGATTTACGGGCAATGTTCCCAGCGGTGGGGATGGTATCAACACAGGTGAAAGCCCCTAGCGGGTGGGAGAGTTTATGAAATCAAATGAAGCAATAGTCCGGCAGTTTTACGACAAACAAGGACACTACAACATATCCAAAAGCGGCCTTCGTAAGCAGAAGGATGAGGACAAGATCAATCGCGGCTATTACTCTGGCGATAAGGATTATCTTGAGATCAACATCAGCCTAGACCAGCGCATCTTCGCCACGTCACAAAACCGCATCCGTCCGTATGTGGATAGCATCGTAGGCTTTATGGCGCAGAATCGCCGCAAGCCTGAGTATTCCGCACGTATGACGGACAGCGTTGAGCAACAGAAGCGCAGCGAATACATGAACGCGCTCTCTGATTATGTACGCGGTGATTGCAACGCAGACCAGCATGAAACCATGCAGGATATGGAGCTGGTAACGTGCGGCATCGGAGCTATTGCTACTGACCTTATCTATGAGCCAGCCACGAATCCCAATGGCGACATCGTAAAGCAGGAATGTACCGAGGATACATGGTGGGATCCTGAAGCCAAGCAAGTGAACCTGCTCGACTCTCGCTGGTTATTCGTTGAGCGCAAGTATGACCCTGAAACTGCTGTCGAGTTATTCGGGGGCAAAGAGGAAGATTACACCGACACCGAGATAGAAAATCGCACGCCGTATAAATACTGGCCTCAGGGCGGTATCTATACTGCCCGCGCATTCGATTGGGATATTACCGACCGGAGCATGGTGAAGGTGTATTTCTATGAGTGGTACGATATTGAGAAGTATTACCGCATTGAGAATCCGCTGTTCGAGGAAAAGAATCAGCCCATTGCAGGTTATCTGCTCATGGCATTCGAGACGCTGAAGAAAAAGCAAACCGAGATGATTGATGATGAGGATGGGCTTGAGGATATATTCTCATTCGACCCCCGCGCTGAAATCCTCACGATGAATAAGGTGACCTATGCCAGTGTGAAGGAATTGCTCGATTCTTTGGGTGTGGAATACTCAATGGATGAGGGAAAGCGCAAGGTATATTACCGCGCCATTATCTCCGGCGAGAAGGTGTTTAAGAAGTGGAAGTCCATTAACCAAACTGGATTTAGCATCAAGTTCAAAACAGGCTCACGCGACAAGAACCGCAATCTCTGGTTCGGTATTGTTACGCCGCTTCGGGAGCCACAACGCTACTACAACAAGGCAATCAGTGAGTTTATCAAGATTGTATCATCCACTGCCCGCCCCGGAGTGCTGTATAATCTTGATGCCGTGCCAGATGTGGCAGCGTTTGAGAAATCCTATGCGCTGAATACCACAGCGATTGGCGTGAATGACATCAACGGCATTCGTAATAAGCAGGAGCCATACCTTCCAACGGGATTAGAGACACTAATTACTGAGTTTGCCAATAGCTTCAGCAAGGTGAGTAATATCAACCCTGAGTTCCTTGGCATGAGTGATGCGAAGGATGTATCGGGCGTATTGGAGGCTACGCGTATTAAGCAGGTGATGGCAAACCTCGCGCTGAACTTCGATGCTATCACGCTGTATCAGAAAGAGGACGCGCGTTATATGGAGAGCCTGTTCCGTGTGTTGGCGCGCAATAGCCGCTCTGCGCTTATCCCTGTACTGGGTGAGAAGGGCGTGATTGAATATGCGGAGCTATCCGAGAACCAGTTTGCACCTGAGTATGATGTGGATATCGGTGAAGCACCCACTACGCCAGCGCAGAAGGAGCAGACACAGGCCACGATGATGGGATTTGCGGATAAGATTGCTATGGTGACGGCACAGACCATGCCGGATAAGGCGCTGGATGCGTATCGCTTGGCTGCTCAATACCTGCCGGTGAAGAGTGCTGATAAGATTAAATGGATTGAGATGCTTACCGTGCCACAGCCAGACCCACAGGCTCAGGCGGAGAAGAAGGCCATCGACCAGAAGATGCTGCAACTGGATATCGGCATGAAGGAAGTGACCATCGCAGAGCGTCAGGCCATGGTGAAAGAGCGCGAAGCTACCACCATGAACAAGACCGCAGGCGTGGATAAGCTGGTATCGGAAGCCAATAAAACAGATGCAGAGGCTCGCCAGAAAGAAATGGAGAATCTGTATCTATCTACCCACCCCGTTAAAGATTTAAACATCACAATATAGGAGAGTTCATGACTGATGTAGTTGCAATGCTTGAGAAGGACGTTGAAGAGTTAAAGGCGAAGGAAGCAGAAGCGCAGGCGGCAGAGAAAGAGCCTGCTGCCACGCCTGAACCTGATGCAGAACCATCCCCCGAACCGGACGCACCTGAGCCTGATGTAGAAGAGCCAGCAGAAGCTCCTGAGCCACAAGGTGAACCTGCACAAGAAGAGTCGCCACAGAACCTTGCGGCACGCAATCGCATTGCTAATAAGAATAATCTGGAGCAAACGCAGGCAGAGCTTGAGCGTGAGCGTGGCGAGAAGCACGAAATGGCGCTGAAGATTGCTAAGTATGAGGCACTTCAGGAGGCCACAAAGAAGCCGGAAGTAGCCGCTCCCGTAGATTATGAGCCGGAATACGACCCATTTGACCCTAAGCCATGGATGGATTGGAAGGAGCGGCAGACGCAAAAAGTAATCGGGTCTGTAGTGGAGCAAGTTTCTACTTTGCAAAGAACGCTAGCTCTCAAACAAGAGGAATCCGCATGGCAAGAGACTAATCAGGAGTGGCAGGCCACTGACGAGGTCTATGCCAACAGCTATAAATTCGCGAAAGAAGCACTAGAAAAGCTGCTAAAAGATAAATATCCTACTGCTACCACGTCTCAAATTAAGCAATTGGTAAAGCAGGACGAAATTATATTTGTAAACGAGAAAAAGAGACAGGGAGCAGACCCTCGCGCTGCATTCATTATGCTCGCCCTAGAAAATGGCTTTAATCCTTATGAGAAATCCGCTAATAATGCACCCAAGTCAGTGAATAAGACGGTTCCTAATCTTGCTGCGGTGGCTGAAGGCAAGAAGAAATCAGGCAGCTTTATGGGAACGCCGGGCGCTGGCGGAGTAGCTCAGAAAGGCGGGGCGCAAGAGATTGCGAAGGCCACGCTTGAAGAGTTGATGAACTATAAAACAGAAGATTTCCGCCGCGCCCAGAAAGAGGCGAAGGAATTAGGGGAGCGAGGAGTGAGGTTATGAGAGCATTGATAGTTTTAGGCATTCTGCTTGCATCCACTGCATCATATGCGCGGATGTGCGATTATAACTGCGTGGAGTCTGGAATGGACATGCGAACCTGTCGCCAGATATGCAATCCATGAGCCGTTACTATTACACATGCCCCATTCAAGCCGCGTACATGGCTAAAGAGTTTGGGATGGTCTTTACAGAGATGTACTCCGCTGAAATAGAGATACTGGATGGCAATCTGGTGGTTAGCGATATTGTGGATGTTGATGGCGGTAAATTCTACATCCGCCCAGATAGCGAGAAGCTGTTGGAGCAGGAGGCTGGTGATTTGTGCGCCCCAAAGGATTTCGACAATACCGGCTCAGCCTTTCCTGCGGCAATACTTGGAGCGAATGCCGGAAAAATCATGCAGCGCAACGGCAAGCCATTCTTTTGGCCTGAACAAGAGCAATAAACATCCCCTTGCATTCTTACTGATAATCTGTTATCATTAGCGTCATTAGGGAATATCTCATGCCGCCACTTGGCATAATTAGAGTGTGTAGGGATATTGCCACGCTATCCAAGAAGTGGTCACGCACTTAAAAACGTAGGCCGCCCCTAGGCTTTAAACGGGAGTGTCTCCTCAGACTTAAAACGAGAGTGCAAACCCAGCTTTATCGGGCAGTCCGGATAGTTAGTTCACAATTTGTCAACTAACACCAATAGGTACTATCATGTCGGCATCCAATCCAATTACCGCGAATCAGATTACTATTTATGAGAAGGAGGGCTTCGCGGATTCCTACAAATCATCCCAATTCGGTCATGCTCACCAAGTTGGCACTCTTGTTCAATCTGACTCCTTGAATGGTCAGGACAAGGGCAACCAGATCAGCATTTACAAAACCAAAATCCTTACCGGTATCGGTACGGGTTCTGATACCTCACTGATCGGCAACGAAGAAGCTATCGTTGATACCAACCAGACCATGGCGATTAATGAACTTTGCCATGCTGTGTTGAACCCAACCACGCTCAAATCACAATTCTGGTCGTCCAACGTTCCTTTCGAGGAAACGGCAGCTAAATTGCTTCCGGGCTGGGTGATGAGCCGCCACGATGCTTCATTCTTCCAACAGGCAGCAGGTGCATATCCTACCTCGATTACGGTAGATACCACGGTTTATTCCGGCACTAACCGCGCATTTGTTACGGGCTTCAATACGGTAACGGCTCCGGCTTCTAACCGTACTGTCCGTGCAGGTGGCGCAGCTAACGACCAATCGCTCACCTCGGCTGATACGCTGACTCTTTCGATGCTGAACGAAGCTATCGAGATTGCTGATACCACGCAGCCTATCATCCAGACGCTTCCGGGTGGCTGGCTTGATTTCTATTGCAGCATGAAAGGTTATACGCAGCTTCTGGAAGATTCCAGCTCCCCTAACCAGCTTTATCAAATTGATATCGCTGAAACTCAGGGCGGCAAGGAAAACCCACTGCGTAAGGGTGGCTATTCTACTACCTACAAAACCCCGATTGCGGTTTACCGTAACGTACGCATCTTCATCGCACAACGTATCGCTAAAGGCGTATCGAGCGCAGATGATAGCGTAATCAACACCGTAGAACGTCCAGTTCTGTGCGGTGCTGATGCTGTGTATTACGGCTCGCACTACGGCAACATCAAGGAAGGCAACGTTCCCTTCAAGATGTCCGCCGAGTTGCAAGACTATGGCCGTTACAAAGGTATGAGCATCACCTCTCTGGATGGCATGGTGAAGAACCTGTTTAATCCGGGTTCTGGTGTTACCGATGCCGCAATCATCACACTTCCACACTACGCAGCATAAGGAGAACATACCATGACTTTACCAACAGTTTTTGCAACCGGCCTTCAGGGTAACGCGAATGATTTTGCCGAAGCTCCGGGCCTTCTTACCGGCGCAGTGAAGAACGTACTGGCAGAGGTAACGATTCCCGATACTACTGCGGAAAACACCCTCATTGGTCTTGTTCCGGTGAATGCAGGCGCAGTGTTTTCTTATGGATCTGTGTTCTCATGCACGGACATCGATACAGCAACCGGAACCACCTTGGATGTAGGCATTTGTTATGCCGATACCGTCGAAGGTACGGACGTTGTTGATTTGTTCATCGATGGCAGCACGATTTCCCAAGGCGGCGGCACGGCAGCATTCAGTGATATCACTGGCATGACCTACGTTGCTACTGGCAAGGGATATGTCACTGCGAAGATTCTTGGTGCTGCGGCTTCTGCTGCTGGCACGATGAAACTGAACGGTCTTGTTTCCTACAATGTTTAACCGGAGCGCCGCTGGTTAATCATCATGGCAACATTTGGGCAGCTTCGGACGCGTATCAAGCAAAAGATAGCGCAGGACTATCTTAACGAGAACACGTCCGAAGCTCCCGTCTCCCGCATTGGGCAAGCGATTAATGACGCGATTGAATATTATCAGCGTTATCAATTCTGGTTCAATACGGATTACGATGTGAGTGGGACAATGACGGTTAATAACGCATTGCTCACGATGCCATCGGATTACCTGTACGCGATAGAGATATCCCTGATTTACGGGAACATTACCTACATTTTGGGCAAGGTTTCCAACGAGGTTTACGACTATCAGAACGCACAGGCGACCGGAAGGCCGGAGATTTACACACAGCGCGGCACAGCAACATACGTCTATTTCATCCCTGATATGGCTTATCCCTATCAGGTTACGTATGTGAAGGGCTATGCGGCGCTAGTGAATGACTCGGACACCAATGATTTTACGGTGGAAGCTTCTTCCCTGATTGAGGCGCACGCACTTGCAGAGCTTTATCTGGATGCGCGACATAGCCAAGGGGCGGATAGCTTGCACGAGGCATACAACCGCAAGGAACAACAAGAATTACGAAACCTGCAAGTACAAAACAACATGCGTAGCGCTACGGGACAATTGATGACCTCATCGCTGCTTATGAATAACTACGACGAACAGAATTTAAACTGGAACAACTAAAGGAGAGTATTTATGAGCGGTTCAATTCAGGGCGATATCGGTAGACTTCAGGCTGCATCTTCGGCATCTACATCAGGTCGTATTCCTATTTATCAGGGTGGCGAACTTCTTACCGTTACACCCGACCAAATTGCATCTGGCGCGAGCGCTGTTGATGGCCCAGCCTCGGCAACGGATAATGCTATCGCGCGCTATGACGGCACGACCGGCAAGCTGATTCAAGATAGCTTGACCACCATTGATGACACTACCGGCTCGGTGGTGTTCGGTGCTGCTGCTGGCGGCATTACGCTGAAGCAGGGCGCGAATGGTCGTTGCGGCACTACCGTCCTTACGGCTGGCGCATCCACTGTCTCTAACACCAGCGTTGCAATTACGGACACCATAATCCTCTCGCTGAATACCGTGGGTGGCACAATTGCGGCGCAGCCATATGTTGCAACGATTACGGCATCCACTGGCTTTACGGTAGCTGGTGGCGGCGGCTCTAATACCTCGACCTACAACTACGTCATCATCAAGAACGCCGCGTAACCATGCAGATTACCCGCAAGTTTCTTGAGGAGCAGGTTGCCACCCTTACCGAGCAAGAAGAGCATGGCAGGGGAGTTATGGAAGAGGCACAGGCGGCCAAGAGATTCGCGGAGTATCTGATTGCGAAGTTAGACGAGCCTGAATTATCCAACGACACAATGGAGCCTGCGCGTGAGTGAGTGGCCATACAAGGAAATTGTTGCATTTCGGGAGGTGGGAAAATCCAAGCGGTTTCTCTCCAATCCTAGCGACGACAAAATCTATCTGGAACAGGACGGAGAGGTGAAGCCTTACGGCATCATCAAGTATTTCGTGCCGCCTTATGTGCTTCCAGAGAATCAGCTTAAGACCTACGCCGCACGTGTTCTAACCCGATTTGCAAAGAAGTGGATTGAAGACAATGGCAACACCTTCAACGCCTAATGGCATATTCAGTAACCCAGATGTGGCAAGTCCTGTAGATGAGGATTTGTGGGGCGGCATCCTCAATAGCAATTTCGATATCGCAGATAGCAGATATACGACTGCTGAGGACGACTTAGATTTTGATGACCATGAACTAAGCAAGCCTATTTTAAACGACTTCGGTGAATCTCGCGGATCTGTTTCCTCTACCGCTGGCGCTGTCACATTCGACTTTTCTGTTTACCAGCATCACCAGATTATTCTGGATGAGAACGTAACAGCTATCACGCTATCAAACCCAAGCCCTGCGGCCACCGTTGCCGGGTATATTATCTTTGTAAAACAGGATGGAACTGGCGGATGGACAGTAGCATGGCCCGCTCCTGTTATATGGGCCGGCGGCGTTGCGCCCGTTATCACTTCGACTGCCGGACGCACTGATAAGGTTGTTCTCGTATGGGATGCAGATGTTGCGAAATATCTCGCCAGCATCACGCAGAATTACAATGTATGACCGCTGCCATCATGTCCACCGGAGTGGCGCTTTCGGGATTTAATGTCGGTCTATATACTGGCAATGGTACAACCCGCGATGTTCCACTCGGGTTTAATCCAAATCTGACGCTGATTCAGAACAGGGCTGGCGGCAATACGCATGTATTTGATAGCGTGCGCGGCGTTACCAATTATTTGCTGACCAATAGCCTTGCGGCACAGGCAACCGATGCGAACTCCCTGACTGCGTTTGGCAGTGGTGGATTCACGGTTGGAAGCGCCTCTATTACCAACACGAATGCCGCTAACTATGCGTCATGGAACTGGGCGGAATCATCCGGCTACTTTGATGCGCTGACATTTACCGGAACGGAGCCAACGCCGCAGAACGTGCCGCATAACCTCGGCGCAACACCGGATATGATGTGGGTGAAGAGTACAGGAAGCGCAGGTTGGTTCGTATATCATAGCGCTTTGGGGTCTGGATATGCCGGGAGCCTAAACACCAGCGGGCAGATTAGTTCAGGGGATACCACTACATGGAATGCGACCTCCCCGAATAATACTCAGTTTACAGTCGGAAATTCTACTTCCAATAAAGCAGGAACAATGGTCGCCTACCTTTGGGCTGCCAAGGCAGGAATCTCTGCATTTGGCTCTTATGTAGGAAATGGAACGTCTAAAACAGTTGTTACAAACGTTCCGGGAAAACTGCTTCTGATTAAGTGCGTCACCGTAAGCGGCGATTGGGTCATGCTGGATACATCGCGTGGAGCAACGAGCGCCCTCACCCTAAACGACACAACGCCAAGCACCATATCTGGCATTAGCATTGATCCTACGGGCTTCACTCTTGCTACTTCCAACCCCGCCGTAAACGACAGCGGAAAAACCTACATCTATGCGGAGTGGGCATAAATGGCAGGCAGACCAGAGTTTGGATTTTTCCCCATTGAGGTACTTCCCGGCGTAAAGGGTATTCCTGACACCACGGAGCTTGCCAGCCCGCATTGGGTATATGCTGAGAAGGTGCGCTCTACAGGTGAGACGCTACGAAAGCTGGGTGGCTGGGAAAGCTATACATTCAATAATGGGAACACGATTTCAGGCGTGCCGCGCTCCGGATATAACATCCAGATAGGAAATAATATCTGGATTCTGATTGGCACGAATACTCGGCTTTATTCGCTGGTAGGTTCTCTGCTTACCAATATCACCCCGGTTGATACCAGTTCTGTTGCGGCTGCTGATTCGCTGGATACTTATTACAAAACGCTAGCCAATAATCCGGCAACCACTGTGCTTGGAAGTGCCACTATAATGATAGAGGATACCGCAACCAAGGTTAGGGGCGGAGACATTATCGAACTATCCGGTTTTTCCGGAGCGTTGAATGGAATCCCCGATACGGAATTAAATGCAGTGCATATCGCACGAACACAGGCCACGGATAGCTTTACGATTAGGGTTGGCACATCGGCAACCAGTTCCAGTGCAGGCGGTGGGGCATCGGTAGTACTGGCAACAGCAATTATCACGCTCAATGACGCAGCACACGGGCTGGGAGAAGGAGACAGGATATTCGTGGATGATGCCGCCGCCACAGGTGGCATACCGGATACAGAAATTAACGTTGAGCATATCATCCGCAACGTAACCACGGATGCCTTTGATTTCGTGGCTGTAACGGTAGCCACTTCCAGCGTAACCGGGGGCGGTGGAGCGTCTACGATATATTACCCCCCCATTCCGGCAGGTGAGGCGGATGCTTCCAGTGGCATTGGTTATGGCATGGGGCTTTATGGCGCTGGGCAGTATGGGGTATCAAAAACCTCAACCGCCTCTGTATTGCAGCCCCGCGTGTGGACACATGATAGGTTCGGCAACAATCCGCTGATGTCGCCCGGACAACAAACAGGTTTATATCAATGGCTAGGAAGCAATCTCGTTGCGCCTACTCTGGTAACGAACGCGCCCACGGCAATCAATGGATTCTTTACTTCCAATAATATTGTAGTGACGTATGGCTCAGGGAACGTCAAAAATCGCCTGAAGTGGAGTGACCAAGGCAATCAAACCGTCTGGACTGCAACCCCGCAAAACCAAGCGGGCGAGGATGATATTGAGGGCGCAAATGGCTTTATTGCCCATGCCACCGTGCGCGGGGAGCTAAACCTGCTCTGGACTCCTACGCAGCTCTACACCATGCGTTATATCGGCGCGCCTCTGGTTTGGGATGTGAAGCAGGTTGATGATGCAGAGGGTATTATCTCGCAAAATGCCGTTGCCGTTCATGGCGGCGTTGCCGTGTGGATGGGGAACGATAACATCTTTGTCTATGCAGGTGGTGTTGTAAGCGTTGTTCCTTCTAATTCCGGCAAGCAATGCACGTTATTGCGCTATGTATTCGATGATTTGAATTACACGCAGAAAGCCAAGATATTCGCGTGGCACAATCGTAAGTTCAATGAAATTTGGATTCATTACCCATCAGGTAATTCGATGGAAATTGACCGCATGATTCGGGTTTCGCTTGATGATTATGTGTGGTGGCCTGATGTGATGGATAGAACCATGGCCGTGCAGCAATATCTGCAACAATTCCCTGTGCTGGCAAGCTCCGATGGCACGCTTTATCGCCATGAAACGGGCATGAATGCGGATGGTCAGGCAATGCGGATGGTGCTGCGGAGCAAATACTTCCAGCGGGCAAGCAGCCACACGCAGATTGGCAATATTATACCAGATAGCATTCAAACTGGCGATTTACAGATGACGGTGCGCTCTAAAGAGTGGCCGCAAGGCACGGCAGTGCAGGAAGTAGACCGTACTATTGAGCCTACCACCCCCTATGTCGGCATGTTGGTTGATGCCCGCAACTGGCAATACGAGCTTGTGCATGAGGTGCTTGATGGCGATTGGGTAGGCGGTGCGTGGATTGAAGATATCAACAAAGGGGAGCCGCGCTAATGGCAGAAGAGTTCCCCAAAAATGATGGCATATTAACCACGGAACAGCGCGTAGACCGTATCTGTGAGATATGGAACGATGAGTTTATCTCAGAGTTCACGAATCTACGTCGCCAATCCTCCATGAGTACGGGAGATTTCAAAACCACGGTATCCGTGGCCGCGAATTATGCGCCCGGTATTGGCGATGTAACGATTGATGTCGATGCGTCCGGAGGTGTTCGTACGATTACCTTTACGCCCACGCCCATTGACGGCCAGACGCATGTTGTTTGCAAGAACGATTCGAGCGGCAATGCCGTGACGGTGGATGGTGGTGATTACAATATTAATGGCTCGGCTACTTCCAGTATCGGCACGCAATATCTTTGCAAAATATATCGCTTCATTGGGGGGGCTAACGAATGGCGAATCATATCGAGTTCATAGTTGAGTTATATGAGAAAGAAAAGCACCGAAGCATCATAGATCGCTGGAGTTTAGAGCATAAATATGTTACAGTACCAGAAGCATTCTTATCGAAAAACGGCGTAATGATAAGAGATGGACAGGGTTATATAGCCGCCTGCTGGCTGTATAGCACCGACTCCTGCATGTGTTTTCTGGAAAACTTTATTTCAGATCCGCATGTAGAGAAGCAACGGCGAAATGCGGCAATCGATGGATTAATCGAAGCTGCGTGTGGCTTTGCAAGGAGTTTGGGGTTCACTCAAGTGCTTGCGATACCTCGATTTCAACGCCTCCGCAAACGTGCGGCTGCATTTGGATTCGAGGAAATTCAGCAAGGTCTGCCGTTGGTTCGTAAGGAGTTGCACTAATGTCCATCATAAAAGATACGCTTTTTGGCAAGCAGGCCAAGAGCAATTCCACTACACCTACCGGATGGGAAACACTGCCGCAACAAGGGCAGGATGCGCTATCTAGCCTATGGTCGCAGGGGCAGGGGCTTGCCAGTAGCATAGCCCCCTATTCTGGCGCGGAAAATGCCGCGCTTCAGAACTTATCAACCACATTCAATCCAAATTTTAACTTCGGGCAGAAGGCTGATGCAGCATTTGGGCGCGTTGCCCCGCAGGTGGATTATGCCAATAGCTTCCTGAACAAAGGGGGGCAGCAGATTGACCTTTCCAATATGTACCTTGGGCAAGGTACGAACCCTATCAGCGCAGGTGAATACGAAAACAGCCTGAATATGTTTATGAATCCCTATACGGGGCAGGTGGTGGATTCGGCGGTGCGCGATATCCGCGATGAATCAGCGCGGCAGGGTAGCGATATTGCATCGCTTGCATCCACCTCCGGCGCATTTGGCGGTACGCGCCAGTCATTGCTGGAATCAGAGTTGGGCCGCAACACGCAGCGCACCGTTGGCGATGTATCCGGCCAGCTTCGTTCTCAGGGCTTTGAGAGTTCGGCGCAGAAGGCGCTACAGGCGCTCACCGACGAGCGCAACCGCTATCTTGGCGCGGCCAACACTGCGGGCAGTACGGCAGGAACCTATGGCAGTTTAGGGGCAACCGCCAATCAGGGCGCGAGCATCTTTAATCAGCTTGGGCAGGGCTATTTACAGGGCAAAGAGCTGGTATCGAACATTGGTCGTCAAAGTAATCTGGATGCACTCATGGCAGGCCAGATGCAGCGCGAAATGCCGCAGCAAGGCTTGCAGTTATTGCAGCAGCTTTATGGCAGTACGTTATTGCCGCTTACGGGTGGTGGCCAAACGCAGACAGAACGCGGGAATACTGGCGGGCTTCTTGATAGCGCCGCTGGCATTGGCGGTCTATCGAGTGCCGCAAGCGGCATTGCATCCTTCTTTTCAGACCAACGCCTTAAATCAGGCATAGAGAAAGTTGGCGAGAAGGATGGCATCAATATCTATGAATTCAGCTACACAGGCGACGATAAGCGCTTCCGTGGTGTAATGGCGCAGGAAGTAAGCCACATTGATGGCGCGGTCGAGGTGGGCGAAGATGGCTATCTGCGTGTGAATTATGGTGTGCTTGGCATTCCGTTCGAGGAGGTTTCGTAATGGCTTCTTTTCTCGATTCATTAATGGGATTAGGCGGAGCTGTAGCGAAGGTTCCATTTGATTTTATACAGGGGGCGTATGAATCCACACCACAGGGTGCACGCCAGCTTGAGGAGCAAAAGCAAATGCAGAAAGCCGCTGAGATTAATAGAATCTTGGGGCAATCCTCCGGCCAGTTATCACAAGAGCAACTAGCGGCCCTCGGCGCATTATCGCCTGAGTTTACGCAAGCTCGGTTATCGGCCTTAGTCGCGCCTCCAAAGCCGTTTAAGGTTGAAGATGTAAGCTATGATGAAATGGGTAATCCTCGCATTGCTATTTTTGATCCCAATACAAATTCATTAAAGTTCATGAATGGCATGGGTGGTGCAGGCGGTGGCATGCAGCCCGGTGGTGGTACTGGTACGCAGCCCGGCATGGGGACGCAGCCGGGGATGCCTCAACAGCCAATGCCGCCTACGGTGGCTGGAATGTCTCCGGTGGGCCAAGCCGCCTATGAAAAGGGATTGGGTGCGGCTACTGCTACGCAAGTTGGAGAAAATGTTAAAAAAGTAGAGAAAGCAGACAAACTTATTTCCATGCTTGACCGAGCAGAGATGCTGCTTCCTAAGGCAACCAGCGGTGGGGCGGATTCGTATGGAGCTGCCGCCAAAGGGTTTTTTGGTAAAAGCGATGAAAGAACAAAAGCCGACGCGATGCTTGGGACAATTAGCGGATGGATGGTTTCAAATGTTCCGCGCATGGAGGGGCCACAATCTGACTTCGATGTCGAAAACTATAAAACAATGGCGGCAAGAGTGGGCGATAGAAGTGTTCCATACCAAGATAGGCTTGCTGCCGCTGGTGAGTTAAGAAAGCTACAGCAGAAATATGCTCACTTAAATGGTGAGCAGGGCGGGCAGAGTCAGGGCGCATCTAAGCCAATTTCATATATGGAGTACTTTAGGTAATGCCCATCGTACAAATGCCAGATGGAGCTAACGTTCAGTTTCCCGATGATATGCCTCGGGAACAAATACGCTCGCTTATTTCTAGCAAGTTTCCCGAATTAGGGGGCGCTCCAGCACAGCCACGGCCACAAGCCGCGCAGCCAATAATGCAGCAGCAGCCCGATCAGACAAAGATTGGCGGCTTAATGGATTTTGGAAACAACATCGCACAAAATGCAATCGGTGGCGTAAATGCTCTTGGTGATTTAGCCTTTGGTGATTTTGAAACGCCACTTAATCCGCAAAAGACTCCGGCCACCCAGAACCTTGCTGACAAGCTTTTCCCCGAAGGCTCAGAAGGCTCTTTGATGGATTTAGCACGTAACTTTACAAAGCCCGACTTAAAGGATTACAGCGCATCTTTATTAGAAAAGTTTGCGGCTAACCCTGCTGGAAAGGCAGTGGCGGCACTTGGCGGATTAGTCCCTGGATTGAATGTTGCCGGTTCTGCATATCAAACCTTTGCTCGCCCTGCTTTGCTCAAAACAGGGATTGCACCAGAAAACCTAGACGCTGGGTTGCTTGTTGGCGGTGCATTGCTTGGCGGCAGACACCTTATGAAAGATAAGCCCGTATTGCCGGAGAGGGCGGTAGAGAAAACTGCGGCGATTATGAAGAGGGGCGACATCACGCCGGAGCAAGTTGCCAATACCATGCAGGAAGCACAGAAGCAGGGCATCAACCTAACGCTGCCGGAAGCCTCAGTAAAGATGGGCAAGTCCCCAACGGGCGCGGTGTATGGCGTTGATAACAAACTAACTGGCTTCCAGCGTGTTATAGAAAGAAGCGGCGGAGAAGGAGCAGAAATACTAGGCCAAGCCAAGGCTGGCAGAGCCGGGCAGATTGCCGATGTAATGACAAAGCAGGGGCGTGGCATTGTAGATGCTGGCGACGCTGCCGCGAAACCGCTTTATGAGGCCGTGCGCGGCGTTAAGTTAGATAAAGGCTCCGTGAAAACCTTAGTAGACGACCCCATTATAAAACAGGCCATAGGCGAGATTTCTAGGGATAGCAAGCTGAAGCATCTGGTAAAAGATTTACCAAGAAATAGCGTTGGTTTCTTTGATGAGGTAAAAAAGTATCTTGATGCAGAGAAGCAATCATCCACGCTGAATAACCGTGTAAAATCACTTTATACCGATGCTACGCGCAAAATCACAGGAACGTTGGATGAAGCCGCACCTGATTATGCCCAAGCCCGAGCGGCAGCAAGGCCAGCTATTGTAGCGCGGGAAAGCATATTAGACCCCCTTGCATCATCGGACTCTATCGGCACGATTAAAAACCGCATCTTTGCATCACCAGAAAAGCGGGCGGAATTGCAGCGTGGTATTGGTGATGCAAACTACAAAAACCTATCCGATCTGGTAAACATTATTGAGCGTACACAGAAAACGGCAGCGGGTGGATCAGATACATTCAAGAACTTTAAGGGCGAGCAGGAATTAGCCAACAATTACGGCAAGGCTGCGGGCATGGCGCGGGGCGGTGTGTTTGGAACCTTGGCTGCTGCGGCTGATTTCATATCCACTAAGCTAGATGAGGGCAACTACAGGGATTTAGCAAAGCTATACAGCACGCAGGACATTAATGCGCTTAGAAAAGAGCTTGGTGCTGCATATGCCAAAGCACCTAGCGGCAAGATTCAAGCTGTAACTAACTTTTTGCAGAACAGATTGCCACAAGCCGTATTAAAAGCTGCGCCATCCAACATTGCCATCCAAGAACAGGGCAAAGATAGAACGATACAAACCCCTCCCGTCACTCTCCCCGGCGCCACTGCTCCCTCATCTATGGACATAACGCCATTGGAAGCAATGCCGCCTGCGTTACCGGAATCGCCACAATCCTCTATCGAAGGTACAATCAACAGCGCCGCTCAAGTAACAGGCGTTGACCCCAATCTACTGCACGCTATTGCCTATACGGAAAGCAGCTTAAACCCGCAGGCGCAGTCTAAAACCAGTTCCGCCGCTGGTTTATTCCAGATTACCAAGCCAACCTTCCGCACGCTGGCCAAGAAATATGGCGAACAATACGGAATCACCATGCGCGATGTCATGAATCCGGAGGCCAATGCACTGATGGCGGCACATCTCACGGCAGAGAATGCAGATACACTTGGTAAAGCATTGGGGCGCGAAGTAACCGCTGGCGAATCTTACATAGCGCATTTTATGGGGGCGAGAGGCGCAGCAATGCTCTTGAAGGCAGACCCGAACAAACCGGCCGCAAAGCTATTTCCCGTGGCGGCAAAGGCCAATCGCAGCATCTTCTTTGATGGCCGTCGCCCCCGCACCAATGGCGAGTTGGCATATCTGCTGGCCCAAAAAGTTGAATCTAAACAACCAACACAAGGAGAAATTTAATGGTAGAAGTAAACATAGGCAAGGATAGGCTTAAATATCCAGCGGCCACAATTCAAACGGCAAGCACTACTTCTCAGGAAATAAATCTGAGGGGCGGCACTCTTTGCGGGCTTATTACGCCGGGGACATTTACTGGCACAGCCCTGACATTCACGGTTTCAAACACTACCGGAGGCACTTTTGTTCCCCTCTATGATGGTGTGGCAGGCACTCAGGTTTCAGTGACGGTTACTACTAGCCGTGCATATGCGCTTCCTCCGACCCTCTTTGCGGGCTGGCAGTATGTCAAGGTGGTGAGTAATGCCGGTGCAAACGGTGACGCAGGCCGGATTGTTCTCTTGGCAGTAAGGGGAATTGAATAGGTATAGAATGTTCTTATTGTTTTCCAACACGATTATACCGAATACCGACCCAGTTGTGACTGTTCCCGGTAGTCAGACAATTACGTCCAATGAAACGCTTACTTTCACTGGCGCAACTGAGATTAGCGTATCGGATAGCGAGCAAACATCCCTCGAAATAACCATTACCTGCACGAATGGAACGGCTACGCTTTCTGGTGTTACGGGACTTACGTTTACCACGGGAGATGGAACAGATGATGTTCTCATGGTATTCTCCGGTCTTATTACCAGCATAAATACGGCATTAGATGGGATGATATTTACCCCAGATGCTGTTGGGCCTGCCTCCATTGAGGTGGCAGCGGAAGATAGTAGCGGCGGAACGGGCAGCGGGTCTGTTGGTATAACGGTGAATGCTTCTGTCCCCACGCAATCGATTCAGTTTGTCAGGGCTAGTAGTCAATCTCTGTCAATGTCCAATACGGATTTTGGCGCATATGACCACGCTAAACTTACAATAGCTGGTTGCTTTAAATTGGGATCTATTGGGACAAGCAGGGTTCTGTGCTCACAATATGATGGCGTGAATAACGCATTCTATGTGACTATGGTATCATCAAACAGATTTGAAATTAGAACCTATGTCACCGGCACTACTGTTGATGGGCACTTAACATCGAACGCTACATTTTCAGATACGGGTGTATTTTACGGGTTTATGCTGTGGGTAGATACCGCGAACGCCACGGCAGGAGATAGGCTTAAGATGTGGATTGGGCCTGTAGGCTCCCCCATCCCGGAAATAACATCATTTCTGAATGATGACGCTCCTACTGCCGCATTACAGTCATCAACTGCTGACGTTGTCTGGGGCAATATCTCCGGTGGGTCAGCCTTCTGGGACGGACTTAATTATTATGGTCAGATCTACTCAGGGGTAAATATACCAGTCACGGATATTTTTGACGCAGTAACTGGAATGCCGAAATATGTTGGTGAAATTAGTGGGCTGCACTCCGCCCTCGATGTTGCAGGTGGCGATGTCACGCATGATGCCGTACTCCCTACGGCATGGACAAATAACAACTCCGCCACCGCATCGAGTACCATACCATGACCATTCCCCAGAATATTCAGGATTTTGAATCCGCCTGCCAAGACACAATCTTTTCTATTGTGCAATCACAGGCCGATTACCTTCTTGAACATGGAAAATACCAGCAGCTTTCGTATGAACTACCCGATGGCAGCATAAAGGTGGATGAGTATGTGGGGCCATATGGCGTTGGGTATATCGTGCAATTGCTCCCGGACGGATGGATTAAAGCAATCGATTTTGGACCAGAGGGCCGCAGCACTGACTGGCATCAGGAGGAGGTGATTATATGAGTTTCATTCTTGCATTAATTTTTGGTTTAGCGCGTACAGCACATGGAGGTGGTTATGTTGGTAGGGTGTTATCTGTACTCATTATGGTTGCTGGTTACGGAGGGTATCTCTTACTGGCAGGATTCGATTGGCAAGATTCTGGCATAGGAGCGCTGATTGCTGGGGTTGGCCTGTATCTGGGCCTATTGCTTGGATGGGGTAAGGGCTTTGCCGCTATCACTGGTCGCTACAATCCGGCGGAAAGGGAATTCTGGCCTGCGGATTATATCGGTGACAAGGTTTATGCAAAAACTGGTGATGCGTATAAGGCCGGTGCGGCATTCTTTACCGTTCGTGCGGTTTTGTTTTATCCCCTATTCATCGGATTGGGCCTATATCGCGAGGATTTGAGCGGCTTTCTCTTATCGGGCACGCTCGTATTCACGATGGGTGTGGTTTACTGGCTGGCCGGAAGATTGATCGGTGAGTCGCGGGCCGTGCGTCTGGCAGAGTTTGCCTATTTCACGATTATGGGATTGGCGCTCGCATGATTTCAGTCCGGGCTTTTGATAGTGCAAGACACACCGCAATAGCCTTTAGGCTTTCGCCCTGGACATACGCTATTGCAACCCGGCCATATGCGACCGCGCCTTTGGGTATCAAGCCCACCTCATGGATACGAACATT